GCTGCTTCTACAAGCACTCTCAGCAGAATCAATGTTGCCAGATTGTTCATCTACCTGAAGAACATCATCGGAACCGCTGCAAGAACAATTCTCTTCGAGTTGAATGATTCAACAACTCGTAACCTGTTCATCAACGCAGTCACTCCAGTTCTTCGAAACATTCAGGGACAAAGAGGTATCACAGACTTCCGAGTTGTGTGTGACGAAACAAACAACACAGCAGATATCATCGACTCCAACCAGTTTGTTGCCGATATCTTCATCAAACCAACCAAGTCAGTTAACTTCGTAAGAATTCGCTTCACAAACAAATCGGAGTCAGCCGATCTAGGCTGATTTAGGAGGTAACTACTAATGGCAAGTAATAGTATCGACACATTTAAGGGAGAGTTTTACGGAGGAACCCGTCCGAATAGATTTGAGATTGTTGCAAGTCTACCAGACAGCGGTGTAATCGACACTTTCCATGCATATGCATTCAATCTACCAGAAGTATCAATTGGTGAAATTCCAGTTAACTATAGAGGTAGAACTGTTTATATTCCAGGCGATAGAGATTACAACCCTTGGACAATCACAATCCTCGACGATCGTTCAGGACCTGGTGCAAGCGTTTGGTATTCTCTACAGGATTGGCAAAACAAAATAAACGATCATGTAGAAAATGTTTCAGCAGATGGTTTTGCAAGCGGAAATAGAGGCGAGTGGACAGTCAAACATTTGGATCAACAAGCATCTCCAGGCGGAGATCCAGCAACTCTCAAGGAAGTTAAATTGGTAGGTTGCTGGTTAACAAACATTGGTCCGATTCAAATGAATGCTGCTGAGAAGAATGCACTAGTAACCTTCACAGCAACCGTTCGATATGATTATATCATTCCTAATCTGACCACAGCAACCAGTTCGACTGGTAAAGCGATAGGACAAGAAACATTTCAATGATTTACTAGGAGTAGTGTGAATGGCAATTGATATTTTTGGTTTTACAATCGGTCGCAAAAAAGATATCGGGAAAACCCTTCTCGATCCCCTGAACATCGGGATCGAGAAGGACCCCGAGTCTTTTGTTGCACCCGAAACATATGATGGTACATACACCTTTGAAGCAGGAGGAATCTTCGGAACCTCTGTTGATTTCTCTGGTCAAATAAAAAACGAGAACGCACTAATACAGCAATATCGTTCCATGTCTCTCTATCCAGAAGTTGACATGGCAATTGAAGATATTGTGAACGAATCGGTGGTTCCAGGCACTGACGTAAAGCCAGTCAAACTTAATATTGATGGACTTAAAGTTTCTGATATCGTCAAGAAGAAGATCAACAAAGAGTTTGACAATATTGTCAAACTCCTAAACTTTGATAACAGAGCACATGATATCTTTAGAAGATGGTACATCGACAGCAAGTTGTATTACCACATTCTGATTGAAGAGAATTCTCCAGAGAAGGGTATCGTAGAACTTCGTCCAATTGATCCAACAAAGATCAAGAGAATTCGAAAAGTAAAGAAAAAGCCCAAGAAGGGTGACATCGGACCAAAAGGTCCTTGGCAGAAACTTGATGTTATACAAGAGGTCGAAGAATACTTCATCTATACCAACACGGATAAAGATTCTCTATACCAAACCCCCACTTCCGGCTTAAAGATCTCACCAGATTCTATCTGTTACGTTCACTCAGGAATGATTGACGGTAATACTCGTCAAGCAATTGGTTATCTTCATAAAGCGATTCGTCCTCTGAACATGCTTCGTCAGATAGAAGATGCTGTAGTAATCTACCGTATCTCCCGAGCACCAGAACGTAGAATCTTCTACATTGACGTTGGTAATCTTCCAAAGCAAAAGGCAGAGCAGTACCTTCGAGAGTTGATGAACCGTTATCGAAGTAAACTTGTTTACGATAAGTCAACAGGTACGATTCGAGACGATAGGGATCATCTCTCAATGCTTGAAGATTACTGGCTTCCAAGAAGAGAAGGTGGTAGAGGTACAGAAATCACAACCCTGCCAGGTGGTCAAAACCTTGGTCAGATGGATGATGTTGATTATCTCCAGAAAAAACTCTATCAGTCTTTGAATGTTCCAATCACCAGACTCGTCAGTGAGAACGGGTTCAATATGGGTCGATCAGCGGAAATCAGCAGAGATGAAGTGAAGTTCCAGAAGTTTATTTCTAGACTTCAATATCGCTTTGCAGAGATGTTTATGACACTTCTGAAGACTCAATTGATTCTTAAAGGAATCACTACACAAGACGACTGGGACATGATTTCGAAAGATATGAAGGTTGTTTTTAATAGAGACACCTATTTTGACGAATTAAAGGAGAATGAGATACTTAGTGAAAGGCTAAATATGCTAGATAAAGTACAGCCTTTTGTTGGGGAGTTCTTCCCCAAGAATTTCATTTTCAAGAAAGTCCTTAAGTTAACAGACAAAGAAATCAAGGACATACAGGACGAACTAGAACAAGAACCAGCCATGGTTGAACAGCAACCACCGGAACAAATGGAGCAACAATAAATGAAACACCTGTCACCAATGATTAATTCAGCAATTGAAGAGGATAAGGAAGGATTCCTCGACAACTTTGTCAAAGAATTTGTTGACAGAGTTAACGAAAAAGTTGCTGCTATGCACAACGGTATCAAGAAGAACATTCTTCAATCAGAAGGTGTTTGGAATGAACCAGAAGAGATTGAAGAAGAAGTCATTCAAGAAGATTCAGTTCTTGCTTCCAAATGGGATTTGCTTCGTGAACATGTCAACGACTACAGATTCCAAACAATCGAAGAAGCAAAGAGAGCCATGCGTAAACTTCAGTCTGCCGGAATTTGCGAAACATGTGCAAAGCAAGTTGGTAACAGAATCTTCCTAGAATCTCTAGAGGATTATGATATCGTTACCAGCGTATATGACGCTCTTCTGGAAGAAATGGACGAACTTTACATTCCATTCTTTGAGTTGGCTACAAATCTTAAAGAGGCTATCAGAACTGGTAGCGTTGAAATGACACTCGAAGACGGTACAGAAGTCACAATTGAAAGCGAGATGGCTGAAGATATTGCCAGAGTTCATGATACTCTTACCAGAGAGAATCAGATTTCTTTCAGAGACGAAATTACTCTCAATGAGGAGTCATTCGAAAGAATGATTAACTTCGTTAACAAAGCAATTCAGAAACTTAATTCAGAGGAAGAACAATGAACCTTGGATCAGAAATAGTCAAAAATATTTTTGATGACAACGCAAAGGGTGTCATCGACACAATAAATCAGGCTCTTCTCGTAAAAATCAATGATCAAATAGAAGAGATGAAGAAGAATGTCATTGATTCTGTCTATGAAAACGATTTCTCCTACATGCTAGAAAAGAAAAAGCATAAAAAGGAGGAGGAGGAAGAAGAAGATGAGGACGAAGATGAAGAAGAGGAAGATTTAGACGACAAGGATCTAGCAAACAATTATGGTGATAAGACTAAAATCACTAGAGGTGATATAATTTCTCAAGCGATTCATAACAAGAAGAAGAAGGGCAAGAAGAAATGAAACTTATTACCGAAATGAATGAAGATGTCCGCCTCGTAACAGAGGACAAGGACGGAAAGAAAAACTACTTCATTGAAGGTATCTTCATGCAAGCAGAGCAGAAGAACCGAAATGGTAGAGTTTATCCAATGGGTATTCTCGAAAGAGAAGTCAAAAGATACTGTCAAGATCTTGTAGAAAAGAAGAGAGCACTTGGTGAACTCAACCACCCACAAGGTCCAACAGTGAATCTTGACAGAGTTTCACACATGATTACAGAACTTTACTTCCGTGGTAACGATTGCTACGGTAAGGCAAAGGTTCTGGAAACCCCAATGGGTAAGATTGTAAAGAGTCTTATTGACGAAGGTGCCCAACTCGGTGTTTCATCCCGTGGTATGGGTTCACTCAAGGATATCGGTGGAATCAACGAAGTTCAACAGGACTTCATGCTTTCCGCAGTAGATGTTGTTGCAGATCCATCCGCTCCAAATGCTTTCGTTAACGGAATCATGGAAGGTGCAGAATGGGTTTGGGATAACGGTATTCTTCGTGAGAAAACGATCAACGAGTACAAGAAAGAAATTCAAAGAGCATCGAAGCATGAACTCGAAGAGAAGATGCTTAACGTCTTCAACAGATTCATGACAGATTTAAGAGGCTAATGTAGACGCTTTTAAGGTCAAAATATAAAAAAATATAAATAACTAGAAACCTCTGGAGGTTAAAAGAAATGAGTCAGACAGCAAAAACATTAGACACAGGAAGCGTAGAAGATACCAATCTTTACGCAGACACACAGGGTAAGGGAGCCAAGATTGCTACCCCAGTCGCCCAGCCAGGTACAGCCGAAAGAAACAAGGCTACAATCGCTGCCAAGCCATCAGACGCATCAGCAGTGATTCAAACACCTGATCAAGTTGTTCAACCTGTTCCATTCAGGGAGCACATTGAGCAGATGTTTGATGGAGAAGATCTCTCTGAAGAGTTTATGGACAGAGCAGAGACAATCTTCGAAGCAGCAGTCAGTGAAAGAGTTTCCCTCATCGAAGAAGAACTCAAGGAAGCAGTTCAAGAAACCTTCGAAGAAGAACTCGAAGCATTCAAGGCAGAACTAGTCGAGAGAGTCGATGACTACCTCAACTACGTCGTCGAAGAATGGGTCAAGGAGAACGAAGTCGCTATCGAGCAAGGACTTCGCACAGAAGTCGCTGAATCCTTCATCGGTGGACTCAAGACACTCTTCGAAACCAACTTCATTGATGTTCCAGCCGAGAAGGTTGACATCCTCGAAGATATCGTTAGAGAGAACGAGGAAATGACCGAGACTCTCAACGAAGCAATCAGCATTAACATCGAACTCAACAAGGTTCTTGCTGAGTACAGAAAGAGCGAACTCTTCGGACAAGTCGCTTCAGATCTCAGCGATGTTCAAATCGACCGATTCTCAAGAATGGTCGAAGGAATTGACTTCGAAGACGACGAACAGTTCGTCGGAAAACTCATGACTCTCAAGGAAAGTTACTTCGGTGATTCAGTAAAATCTTCCCGTCAAGACGAGGAAGAAGTTGCATCACCAAGCAAGTTCCTTTCAGAGAACAACTCACCAGTTAGCAGATATATCGAAGCACTCGATAGACAAGCAGAGAAAAAAAGGCTCTATGAAGCCTGAAAAAATATAAATATAGAGACATACAAAGGAGATACAAATGTCATCTGAATTCGAAAACTACGGAACACAAGCGTACGACGAACTTGTGGAAAAGTGGAACCCAGTTCTACAACACGATTCATTCGACAGAATCGGTGATTCATACAAGGCTAAGGTTACAGCAGTTCTTCTCGAAAACCAAGAGAAGGCTATGCGTCAGCAATACCTCGCTGAGGCTCCAACCAACGCCATGGGTGGTGGTTTCAGCGTTAGCCAGGGTGCTAACCAAGCAGGAAACATCGCTGGTTACGATCCAGTTCTAATCAGCCTCATCCGTCGTTCAATGCCAAACCTCATGGCATACGACATCTGCGGTGTTCAGCCAATGAGCGCCCCAACCGGCTTGATCTTCGCCATGAAGTCCAAGTACGACAACCAAGGCGGAAACGAAGCACTCTTCCAAGAAGCGTTTGCTAAGTTCTCCGGTAAGGGTGGTACTTCAGCCGGTGCAGCAACAACCGCCGCTGAGGGTGTTACCTTCACCGCAATTCCTGCCGGTATCTCAATGACCACAGCCGAGCAGGCTCGCGCTGCGATCTTTGGATCCGCTTTCCAAGGTATCTCAGCAGCCAACGCTGAAGATCTTGGTAACGGAACAGCATTCAACCAGATGGCATTCACCATCGAAAGAGTCGCTGTTGAAGCAAGAACTCGCGCCCTCAAGGCTGAGTACAGCACAGAACTCGCTCAGGACCTCAAGGCTGTTCACGGACTTGACGCTGAGACAGAACTTGCTAACATCCTCAGCACTGAGATCCTCACCGAGATCAACCGCGAACTCGTTCGCAACATCTACTTCAACGCCAAGATCGGTGCTGCTCAGCCAGACTTAAACGCTTACACAAGCGGTAATGGTAGCGGTGTCTATGACCTCGCTGCTGACTCAGACGGTCGTTGGTCAGCCGAACGCTTCAGAGGACTTATGTTCCAAATCGAGCGTGAGTGCAACGTCATCGCCAAGGAAACTCGTCGCGGTAAGGGTAACTTCATCATCTGCTCATCAGATGTTGCTTCAGCCCTCGCCATGGGTGGATTCCTCAACATCTCCCCTGCCCTCAACCAGCAACTCGATGTTGATGACACAGGTAACACCTTCGCCGGACTTCTTAACGGTAAGATCCGCGTCTACATCGACCCATACAGCGCAACAAACGCTAACTTCGTATGTGTCGGTTACAAGGGTACATCACCATACGACGCCGGACTCTTCTACTGCCCATACGTTCCACTACAAATGGTCAGAGCAGTCGGTGAGAACACCTTCCAGCCAAAGATCGGCTTCAAGACTCGCTACGGAATGGTCAGCAACCCATTCGCCGAGAACTCAAGCCTCACAACCGCTGGTGGTAACCAGTACTACAGACTCTTTGCTGTCAAGAACCTCCACGGTAACACCTGATAGAATTGAAGATCTGAATGGGAACGGGGAGAGAGCATATGCTCTCTCCCTTTTCTTTTATACATACTAAAACGGAGAATGTATGGCTGATCAATTCGAACCATTACCAAGAAGGTACAAAGACGTTCCAGATGTTGAATATCGTTCATATGGTGTGACTTACGACGGAACTCAAGATAATAATTTTCTGAACAGAAATTATTTCCAACTCAGCATTCCAAGAATTCCAAACTTCGAGCGATTTGTTCAAAGCGTAACCGTGCCACAATTTTCTTTCAGTGAGTTGACACAGCCAACCACACTTGGACTTGCTCCAGCATTTCCAGGCAGTGGATATGAGTTTTCTCCCCTTGTTATTGGTTATGCAGTAGATGAAAGATTTCTAAACTACCAAGAGTTGTACAGGTGGATGGAATCAATGGCATTTTTGACAAAT